AAGAAGCTGCTTTCAGACCTTCGCGGTCAACGAAAACGCGTGAGTAATGCTTCTTAGCAGTGATAACAGCCTGTTCTACGAGAGAAGGGTTACCCTGTGGGAGAAGCTTAGCACCGTAACCGCCAGCGAATGAAAGCTGGGTTTCGATGTTCATCTGCTTACCAACGAAATCATTTGATTTCTTGATACGACCTTCGAGGACGTTTGCAGAGTTATACATATTCTGTGAACGGTTTTTGAAAAGTGTGAGGAACAATCCTGTTTGTTCCGAAATGCTGTATTCAGCCATAAAAATTCCCTTTTTTAGTTAATGTTAATTCCAATCATCAAAGGATTCGTATTTTTCCAAATCCTGTTTCAAAGGCTTTTTAGCAGGGGTTTTAGCCGTCTTGCTATAGACCTTTGTGTTGAGTTCCTTAACTTCCTCCTCTACTGAGAAGTTACGTTTAAGTACCTCTTGGATAGCTACCTTATCAAGTTGCCCATCCCTGAGCTTTCTAGACAATTCAGCTACTACGTCTCCGTACTTACCTTCGGAAATGTTTTCTTCATAAGGTGCAACTACCTCCTTAACTACTGCAATATGTGGCCTCAAGCTTGCATAGTCCACAACTGCCTCGTAATCAAGCTCGTTTTCATCAAGCCCTGCAGCCTTATAAATCTCTTCCAGTTCCTCGGAAGCCTCAACAAACTGATCCTCAGACACATTATAAGTTTGGCGAAGTGAGTCAACTTTTTGGCGAACCTGATTAAAGGTTTGTTCCTCTTGTTCTCTCGCTTGACGCTTCTTACTGATACCCTCGTACAGCTCGTCTTTTTTCTTATGGAAATAAAGCTCTCGCTCTGTTTCCGTCATATCAAGGAGCTTACCCAGTTCTTCTAGATTCGCTTCCATGACACGTCTATAAGCATTATATGGATCTTTCCCAGACATTTCAACTAAATACATCAGGGAATCTAAAGGATTGCCTTCCTTGTCTTCTAAAGGAGCCAGAGCATTCTTTAAATGAGTCGAAAGTACTTCTTTTTGCTTAGTAATATTTACCTTTTCGAACTCAAGAGCTTTTTTCTCTTTGCCGATTTCAGTAAACTTTTTATCCCATGCAGTTTTCCCGGCATAGTTATTAATAAGTTCCTGAGCCGTTACTTCCTGAGTTTCCCCGTCAACTTTGACCTTAAAAGTAGCATCTGAGTCAATGTTGAACAGTTCATCGCCCATCCGAATACGGAGCTTTTTACTGTCCTTTTTGTCTTTATCTTCTTTTGGCTTTTCTTCTTCCTTCTCATCCTCTTTGGCTACCTTTTCCTCTTCCTCTTCGCCTTCTTCCTCAACTTCTTCTTCGTCTTCTTCTTTTGCTTGTTTTTTGTCGTCTTTAATTACTTTGCCATCGGCATCTGCCTGAGAATCTTTAATTACTTTAAGATCTTCAGATACTTTTTCGCCTTCTGGTTCTGGCTTAGACCAATCGTCATCGGCAGAATCTGCCTCCTCTGCGATTGTTTCCATGTCATCAAAAGTTTCAAATGTAGATTCATTTGAAGTTTCTTCCGCTGAAAATTCCATTACATTTCTCCCTGTTGTTTAATTTCTTGATCAATTTGCTTCATTGCGTTAGGTGTTTCAATTGAAGATTGACCGGGTTGTTGCATATTTTGAGCTAGAGCTGGGTTCATCGGCGGGGCCATAACAGGAGGAGTAAACACCATAGGATACTTGGTGAACATACTCATCTCCATCTGGAACGCAGGGTTTTTAACTGACTTCTCATAGCACAGCATTTCGATTGCTGCGATGTAGTCCATAATTGCCTGTTTTGTTTCCGGGCGAATGATAAATTTATATTCCGGAGACTCTACGAAACGAGAGAATACTCCATAGAATTCTACCAGACCGTCTGTCATCTCTGGAGCAGGAGCTTCCTCGCCATTGAGAATCATATCCAGACACTGACGAGCAGTATCGATAGAATATGTGACCTCATCCTGAAATGCTTCGACTAGGTTGAGTCCTAGGATCTTAATCATCTCTTTCTTACCAAACACTGGGTCTTTTTGGTTTGCAGTATTTAGATCTACGATATCCGCCATACGCCCCGCCCGACTTGAAGACAGTGCTGAGTCGTTTTCAATACGAATATCGTAGATGAGATTGAAGTCAAATTTCTTAAATGACTTCATGAGGTAGCTGTTGTTATCTCCGAGGATACGAGACATACGTCCGTCATCCGCTGAGTAATACTGCGCCATACGAAGTACAGTCTTGCGATAAAGATCGAGTACCCGCTGCTTTCTGTTATTAGATGTAACAGACATTGCTTGGAACTGCTGATCTTCTAGGAGTCTCATTGCTTGAGCTGCTGTAACACCCTGAGGTACGTTACCACGAGAGATATCAAAAAGACGTGCAATCTTACCCGCGCGCGTAGAGATTAGATTTGAAAGCTCTAGTTCGTTTCTGTTGATGTAGTTTGGCTGAAGGACTTGAGGAGGAGTGCCGCCACGATACGAGATAGATCCGAAGTCATTGTTAAGTGACTGCTTGTCTACTGAGCCTTCAGGGAATACATACTTTGGTGCATTGAGTACGCCATGGTTGCGAGCAATGCCTGACCATAGGCTGTTGTTCATGCGGTAGAACTGCTCGATGTTTACGATAAACGGACGACCCCAGAACTCATCGAAGATTTCGATATCTTTGTCCTCGATGAATGGAAGTTCCTTGTCCGAGTATGGAAAGTCTTCCCATTCAAGGATAAGATCTTCGCAATAAGTTATTTTACATCCTTCCGGGAAGAATTTGGTTGGTTTGTGCCAAAACGTGCGCAGCATGACCATATTGTCTGGGACGGAGAGATCGGAAGCAGACATATCCCACATAACGTGGGCGTTTTCTTTGATTCTCCCTTTTGCTTTTGGATACATTGCTTCGACTTCTTCTTTGAATTTCCATTCAATGACTTCGACATAATCACAATCCTTGATGCATTTCTTAGTTTCTTCTGGGAAGAAATGATACGGAAGCAAAGGTTTAATTTCTACGTCACCTAGACGCATCTCCTCATCCGTGAGGTACTTGCCTTCGATGACGATACCTTGTTCATCGGTCTTAGGTACTTTGCCGCCGTATTGTTTTTTCTTGGCTTCGTATTTAGGATTCAATGGCCCAATATCGGGATTCCAGCAAACCTCAGCAATAGTATGCCCCATGAGGAACATAATACGATCCATTCTGCTTACGATACGGTCAAATTTCATTTCTTCCATACGCGATTGACAGAGGATCTTACACGCCTTGGCGTTGTTGATATCGTCCTGATCGAAATACGATTGAGGAAGAAATGCTACCTTAGCTGTAGACTTAGAGATCTCTGCTACCTTCTGGTCAACAAGATCCCAGACAAGATTGTCACGAAGCTTAGGCTTTTTAGACGAACCCGGAACATATCGCGTATTAGTCTTAGTCAAACCATCGCCATGCTCTTCCGCTACGTTCTTATACATCTGAAGATAACGGCGATACATAATGAATCGCTGGAAACTTCCTTCGTAGACTTTACGGAAGCGTTTGTTCAGCCATTCTCTAGTCCCTTCTTCTGTTTTATCTTCGCGGAACTGAAAGGGAACCACTTCTTCTGTGGATTTTAAATTATCAAAATCTTCAAATGTCTCAAACATAGAACATCCCTGTTAAAAATTATTTGTTTCTAGGATTTCGCTTAGAGGATCAACGTCTTGTTTCTTTTTGCCCTTACGCTGCAGTGCCAGTGCTTCTTCGAGGACTTTGTCGTCGTCACCGTCGAGAATTTTCTTCTCTTCTTCTGATTCTTTGAACGGATCAAAAGTTTCCAGCGGCTTCCATTCAATCTTATGTGTAGACCACTTCTGGGCAAGCACAATTACGATTGCCGCAATAGATACAAGCAATGACACCAAAGAAAAGGCGATTGCAAACATACTAATCATAGAACTCATCAGTAATCTCCTCATCAAAATCAATAGGCATCTCTATTATTTCTTCGTCCTGCAAATAGTCTATGGCAGTCCATTCTCTTTTGTCATCCGGTCTTTGATGACGATCTCTTGGGACTGTGGATAGGTAAGCAGCATTGAACATATACCTTACTGCGTCAATTGCATGGTCATTGATCTTGGGGATCTTGCCATTCTCGTCTGTTGCGTAGGTAGACATCTCGCTGATAAGACCTTTGCATCGATCTGAGATGACAAACAAGTCTTCAAGCAAGAAGTCTTTAATGGCACTGAGCTTTTCTTCTTTCTTATTGATATCTTTCGTACACGGCATGATAGCGCGACGATATTCGGACATTACTTCGTTCTGAAACCATGTAGCTGCGTAGTCGTAGCTCTCATGCCAATCTGCTCTTGGCATAAGTTCCTGCATTTTCTTCATGGCAAGAGGATAAATTTTCCTAGTAGACATTTCCATCTTACGCTTTTCGTAGATTTCGTCGAGGATGACTACTTTTTTAGAATATCTATTAACAGCGGCAAAGACAGCAGCAAAACAAGTAGCAGAACCGGGATCATATGTAACATAGTACTGCCAATCCCGCCACGAGCTGTAGACTTCGTTAAAGAGTGTCGAATGTTTCTTAACATGGCGGGATTCTCCGATAAAGTCTCCGCGTTCGTCGTATCTTGGTATCTCGAGCATAGGAAAGATGGCATTTGCACCGCCGGGTACGATCTCTGCCTCGATCTCTCTCATGTACTTTGCCCATTCGCCTTTGTTTATGGCGGCGATGCGCTCGAGTTCTAGTTCTTCTTTGTCTATATACGGATTAGTATGCGTGGGCCGCTTAAAATAAGCACCTCGGGGATCAAGCTTAAACTCTTCCTCCGTCCTAACAAAAAAATGATCGAATAATTCAGGCGGAGTCCCAACGATAAGGAGCGGAGCTTTCTTCGCGAGCAAGTTATCCGAGAATCCTTGGTGGAATCTATAGTCGTGATCTTTAAACTCATCATATACAGCTCCGTCAGGGTTAAATCCTCGTCCTGATTCGTAGTTATCAGAACCAACAAGTTTAATAAATGATCCGTTCTTAAAAGTTATACGTTTATCAGTCTCATGTATTGAGTCGATGTATTTATTTTTGTTATTACCTAGAAAGTTTTGAAGTCTATTTGGTTTCCATATAATCTCTGAGGCTTGATTGTAAAAGGGAGCTATATAGTAGAATTGTCCGTTGGGAGTTGAGAGTGCCCAGCGATAAAGGGTGTAGATACTCATCTCAGTCTTTCCCCATTTTCGTCCACAGCGAACCATTACACGTCTTTTCCCTTCGTAAAATATAGACCGACCCACATCTTTTTGAGATTCGTGTGGCTGCCATACGGAGTGGAGGTCGTGGAGGACAGTAGCTAAGTACTGAGCTGAGCGAATATCCATTTATTCCCAGACTTCTTCGTTAGTAATTGGATGGAAGCCTATTAGTGTTTTAGGTTTAGGTTCTTCCTTAGATTCTGGAGCTAGAAGATCAGAGTCTTTTGGTTCTTTGACTTCTTCCTTAGTCTTTTTTGATACTTTCTTCGACATTTATGTCTCCTTTAGAGAATTTTCTGTTTAATTGGACATGAAGATGAGGACCAGTACCATGAGGACGGTAGACTATTAGATTCTTCTGTCCACCAGATAGAGCAGCTATATTTGCATACTTTTTTCTAAAGTGGGCACATAGTTCTGCTATTACATTTTCAGGTAAGTCTCTTGTTCTTACGTCAAACGCTCTGCCTGTTCTGTGCGTATCTGAGACTCTTGCTAGTTCCATGTCCTCAGCCTTAGTAGAAACAGTGGCAGTTAGTGTTAGTTCTAATCCAAATTTATGTTTAATCCAATTGTCCATCTCAACAGCTAGCTTCTGAGCTTGCTCGTGCATGAGGGGAAATCTAGATTCGACTATATCATCCTTGAATTTCATAATATCTCGTCCTCTTTGACAGGTTTAAACTCAGCCTCAAGAGCGAATGGATCAGAGGCGAGAGATTTGATTGCTTCATCTGGAGGTAGCAGTTTAAATTGTCCTAAGTCTATGTTCACATCTAGCTTCTTAGAGTTGTTACCATACCGATCTGGGTTGTCAGCTTTGGCTAAGAACTGAAGTTTATCAAACTTAAGACGTTCAGAGCCAACTTCATCCTTAGAATAATCAACATCAACAGTCTCAGCTATCTTAGCAACCCAGAAATCAGCCCTTAGTTTCCTAGCTTGTTCAACATCAGAGACAAAATCTAAGTCTTCTACCAACAATTTAATGTATAGAGGTTTAGGGAAGTTGAGAGTCTTTAGTGCTACGTTCTCAGTGTAGCCATTTGAAATTAGCTCTATGTATTGAGCCTTGAGTTCTTTGACTATTTCTGAGGACACAGCAATTGGCTGTATGTTGCTCATCCATTTAGTCTATTGATTTTATGTGAAAGGTCAATAGTTTGATGGCAGATTAGTGTTATCAATAAAAAGTGTTTAGTATTTTTAGAAAAAATAGAAAAATTTTTATTGGGGTATATACACTACTCATCGACACTGAGAGCTGATGGGGGGGGGGTATTAAAATTAATTAATCTCAATCATAACTCACCGCCACCAACCAATAGCCCTTAGCTAATAGTCTATGCCTACCCTTACCTACCCCACTGACCCTCTCTTAATCTCTTCATTAAACTAATCCTCGTAAGCCTAGTAGCCTATTAGTTAATACTCTCCACTAGTATCTTCTACCTTTTATTCTCTTTGATCACTAAAAGCTAGAATGACGCTAACCATTAACTATTAGTAGATTGACGCTAGTTGTTTGTCTGTATTTTAGATTGTTAATTTTTGAGATTTTGGAGAGTAAAATTAGTAAAATTAAATAAAATATATTGATACCTAAATTCCACAATAAAAAGGACAGTGTGAAAAAATAATTTAAGTAAAAACCTTACGAATAAGACGCGTCATTTTTTTATCTCTATCACTAATATTACTATTCCGCGTACCTTTTAATAATATAAATAAATTCATTTTTTAGACTAAAAAATCTAGCTTTAACCAACACTCCAAAATTAATTTTTCTCATGTATTTTAAATATAGATATTTTAAACTATACCTACTTGACACTACTTTCAACTATAGATATTATGCTATCAAGGAATGAGTAACAATTAACTATTAACCACTAACAACTTGGAGAAAACTATGAAACACAATCAACTAATAACATTAGAAACTGAACTAAAAGACCGAGATAAACTAATCATCAAGCATATTAATAATTACATTAAAAATCTTCAGGATGATCTATTAGCTTGCCTTGAGAGTATCGAGTCTGATTATGTACATAATGAAGAAACAATCACTGATCCTACTCTTAATTGGATGATAAACCGAGAAACTTGGAATGATACTATCAAGCCTTATTTTAAAGGTTCACGCCATGACCTGTTTGGTAAGATCGAAGAGTTTTTTGGTCATGATGCTGATTCATTCTTTGACAGTGAGTATGACTTATCTAATCCCTTAGATGAGACCTTAGAAAAATACTCTCATCTCACTAATCCTGATAGTGAAGAGAAGATTAATGTCTATGATCAACTAAAAGCCCTCTCCTATTCTGGTAACATGATGAGTGACTATGACAAAGAGGAACTTAAAAAGCTTATTGACTATCATTTTAATATTAATGTAAGTATCAATTAACTATTACTAACTAACAATTAACCACTAAAAGGAAACAATTATTATGAGTACGTACAATGGATGGAAGAACTATGAAACTTGGAATATTGCACTTTGGATTAATAATGATGAGGGATTATATAACTTAGCTAAGACTTGTAGTTCTTATCAAGAATTTGCAGATATTATGGGTCATGCCCGAACTCCCGATGGAATAAGGTATAAAGATACTAAAAATTTAGATTATTCTGCATTAGATGAAGTCATTGAAGAGGCAGAATAATATGAAAAATCAAATTATAATTCAAGACTGGGTCGGAAATATTTTATTTGATGGCGATTATCGTGATGAACAAGTTGATACTGTCCTAGACGCTAATCGCTGTCCTTGTAGATTTCATGATGAGATTATTCATGAGATTGAAATCTGCCAAGAATGTGATGACACTGGATATATTGGCGATATTTATGTTTTTTGGAAAGATTCTAAGAATAAAAAGAATGTTTATGAATTTATTA